GGCGACACGGTGATATTTGTAGGACCGGTCGAAAACGATGAAGACCCAGGTGTTTGTTGAACGTTCACCGGTGCTCCAGTAGATTCGCTAGAAATATTGCCCTCGTGCGAAACTTCGGACCCAATTCCAGATGTGGGTGAGTTTACATTTGCCTCGCCAATTTGTGGAAGAGGACCGGGCGTTGTTTCTTCTCCAAAGAACCCCTTGTTTTCAGAAATTGCGGTCGCATACGGAATATCTCCTTCGCCATATTCTGGCGGGGTCACGTCTTCTTCAAACATGCTTCCTATGAACAATGCCCCCGCACTGCCAAGTAAAAGTGGAACTCCGTAGTAAAAAGACATTTGTCCCACGCTTATTAATTGTGTTATATTTCAGTTTCAAAAATAATGAACCATCTCGTCCAAGACAATCTGACTAAGTTGGAAAATAACCTTTTGTGGGTAAAAGCTGTTCGTGACTCTGTCTTTGCATGGTGGTTCAACGTCACCGCCCTTGTGTTGGTGGTAGGGTCGTTCGCTTTTTTCATGTATTCCAGTTACGGAACGGCAGTTCCTGAAGAACTACAAAAAATACCATTTGAACCACAGACGTGGCATAATGCGGTCAGAAATGTTCCCACAACAGAGTATGGACAGCTTCCTCAAACTGAAATTGGAGCTGGTATACAAGGATTTGCCGATAGAAACCGCGGAACAGCGTTTTAATGCTCTCAAAACGCCAACTGAAGAACCGAAAGTTGTAGTTCCTCCAAAGAAGACACGTAAACTAAATCCTAAAAAGAAGTAAGAATGCCTGCTGCTTCGTTATACACGAATAAACGCAGAGTAGCTGCCGAATCAAAAAACACAAAGGTTCAGTATCCCGGTGGAGTGGCGAACGGAACACAGCCTATGGTAGCAGGATGCGGTCTGAATATGTCCTACGCCCCCGTGAATTATATCCGAATTTGCGGATGTAAAACTCTAGCACCTTTAAAGTAAGAATGTTCTCCATTGAATGGGTGTTTATTGGTGCAATCGTCGGATTATTGGTAGTGTCTGTCTTCGCCCCACCAAAGCGAGGAGACGCACAAGTTCCCACGCCAAACACGAAAAAGATATTCAATACTCCAGCAGGATGCGTCAAGTTCAAGACACATTCCGTTCCATGTTCGCGTGAGGCCACCTCTCTGAATTTCATCGCATCTCAACACAAAGCAGAATGATTATTCAAATCACAAAACTGCTTCATAATCCACAAAGTATCAAGGTCCTTTCCTTTTTAGTGGGAATGGGTGTCGCGGTCCTTTTTTGTCATAAACCGATAGAGACCCAGCTCATTCTTGGTCTTCCTGTATCAGATATTGAGGGGAAGGTGGTGTCCGTAAATGGAAAATGTTACTCCTATCACGCGGAAGATAGTCCTTGCGAAAACTCCGCTACTAAATAAACAAATGGAGACCGGATCAACCAATCTTGCCGATCTTCTTGGAGGCGGCCCCGTCCAGAATCCTTCGTTGCCACAGGCCACTACGTTTGCACCTATGGTGACTGGCGGAGGCGACCCTTTTATCGCACCCCAGCCATCCAATAATCAGCCCGCGACTACACTGAAAAACAATGATGCGATGTTTTACACGATACGCCGGTCCATCAAGAACGCTATGGGATACGTTGCTTTCTTTTTGGCGGCGGCTATCATTTCTCTTCCAGTTCCTCGCGCCCTGTTTCTCCAGTATATTCCGAATACATACACGTCCGGCGGGGTCGTGTCGTATTATGGAGCGGCAATTTTGGGATTGATTGCGGTCGCAATTTCGTATGTTCTCGGAACGCTTCTAGCTCTTCTTATTTAGGAAGAATACACATACTTCCTCAGTCCATATTCTCGCATACACTTTTGAAGAAACATTTCGCAATTCGCACAGGGCTTTGAGTTTTTGATTTCACCACTTTTGTTTATACGAATGACTTCTAGCGTACAACCGCGAAGTTGTGACACATCGCCAAGACGTTTCACAACTGCACGTTCCGCATGTAAACTTTGATCATCCCATCCACATCCGCGACTGCGTGTTCCCAATGTGTTCCTTGATGTGGCAATGACCTTGTTCCGCCTCCTAATTGTAGCCGTATGAAACTCTATGTTATGAACCCTCATATAATCCATTTCTGTCTGTTATTAACGGGTTTGTTTGTGGATTAATTCGTTTTTACCCAATATTTAATGAAGCTAAGTTCAAAACGTATTCGTCTTTTACGAGGAAGATTTGTTCTAACCGATAGTATGGACGAACTTGTATCGTATCGCCGTAGATCTATTGGGTGGAGAGCCGATCCACCTGCATATATTCATCCACGTATTCTATTTGGACCTGGTGGCGAAACAATAACTCCCGGATTTTTCAGAACATACAATATCACCCATGTAATTAATTGCGGCTTTGAATCGGATTCACCTGACTGGTTCAAGACAAACTTCAGTAATAATTATGCCTGTTTGAACGCCGTTGATTCTGTGAATGCGAATATTCTCAGCTGGTATCCTCGGTTTGAGAACATTATGAGAGAGTTTCTTTCGGATACTGGAAGCAAGAATATTTATGTCCATTGTCAATGCGGAATTAACCGCAGCGGATTTCTGAGTCTTATATTCGCGTGTGTCCGCCTCAATTACGACTTCAAAGATGTCGTGAATAGTGTTCTAACACAGCGGCCATGTGCGTTGACAAATCCGGCTTATTTCAAACAAGTGAAGGAATATTGTGTGGGCGTATAGAGTTTTCAGAAGAACAATGAAACAATGGATAAATGGACAATGTGTTTAGAACAAAGAAATATAGGGATACTACATTGCGTGCAAAAACACACGATGTAGTTTCGGGAACTTTGGATTCTATTCATCAATCCGTTGTTTCGTCTTTGTTGGATAAGAATAAAGAAGATTTGGAAATTCGGAGAAAAGTAATTTTGGAAGAAATAGAATTGTTAGAGTCTTCATCTGTTCTTGAAGATATTTTACAAGTATCAAGACTTCATGAAGAACTTCAAACTATTGATAATGTTTTAGGAGATACAGCACCAGTAGAGTCGTATTATTTGAAGAATGCAGACATTATGCTGAAATATTACGGAGAACAAGAAAAATCTTCTGTGGGTGTATCCAATTCTACAAACCAAAACACCTTTTTGAAGTTTTTACAGACAAAAGAAACGACATCTGATCCAGTCGTTTCAAAGAAGGAGTTGTTTGAGCAATATGCCGCTCGTATGAAACTGAATACAGCTTCTCATTCTGAGTCTATTCCGGCAACATCCTCTGAGCATTGTGAATCCTGTAATGTTTCACGTGAAGAACTAACGTCAGAAGGAATTCTTGTTTGTCCTCTATGTGGCTCCGAAGAGTATATGCTAGTTGTATCCGATGTCCCTAGTTTCCGGGATCCACCAAAGGAACGCAATAATTACGCTTACAAGAAAATCAATCATTTGAATGAAATTCTGAATCAGTTTCAGGCAAAAGAGTCTACCATTATTCCCGATGATGTCATGCACGAGATCGTGTGTGAAATCAAGAAACGTAGGATACAAAACATAGCTGAAATGGTTGAGAAAGATATGCGAGAAATTTTGAAGAAACTGAACCGGTCGAAGTTTTACGAACACGCAACCCATATTCTATCTAGACTGAACGGAAACCCTCCACCTATGATAACTCCTGAAATTGAAGAGAAAATACGAGCGATGTTTCAAGAAATTCAAGCACCTTTCTTGATTTACTGCCCTGACGAACGAACCAATTTTCTTTCCTACTCCTACATCCTTTTTAAGTTTTTTGAGCTTTTGGAACTAGACGATTACAAGGTTTATTTCCCTCTTCTGAAATCTCGGGATAGGCTTATTGCCCACGACGAAATTTGGAAGAAGATTTGCGATTATTTACACTGGGAATTCATCCAGTCCGTTTAACGGCGCAGGGACTTCAGGAGCCCTTTGACCAGCAGGGTGTAAGCGATGACGAACACGACGGCGTGGGTGGCCGCGACCGTGAGGGTGGAGCCGCCCGGAGGGAGGGAGACGAGGACACCGGGGGTTAGGGCGAGGAAAAGCAGACCGAGAACAACGAGTTTGGTGTACATTTTATACATTAAACGCGAGAAAAATTACAGGAACGTATATTTTCCTAAGGCCCGCAATATAGAAGGAACTTGTCCTACTCCGCGTCCATAACTCAAATCGCCCCCAATATAGCACAAGTATGGCATACCGGGTAAATGATGCGGTAAGTTCTTAGGACATTTCTTGTAGCAAAGACCATCTACTTTATCGCTATACTCATTACCTCCATCGGGTCCCGGACAAACTCCGCCATGATCCAATCGACCTTTAATGTTTCCGCCCCAACATCCGCATCCCTTTCCTGAAAAGCAATCTCCAACACTATGGCATCCGATAGGTTCTCGGCACGTCAAACCATCATTGTTCCATCCGTCGGGGCAAGGTTCAAGACCAACAACCTTACCGATTCCAATGCCGAATGTGTCGGCCCAACACACCGGTCCTACACCATGATATCCCTTACGACACTTGACGTAACAAAGTCCAGCATCTAAATCTGGCTTATCTACCGGGCAAGTGAACGGCGTTAGCGACCCAATTTCTTGGCCGCCCACAGATACATTGTGAAAAGTCAATCCAAATATCTCGTATCCGCCAAGTGCGTTTGGAAGATTTATACTGAAAAGCTCTCGCGATGTTATAAAAAATATTAAAAGGCTGATTAGGGCGACCCATACGAGGATATCTATCGGGCCCATTATGAATTTGCTGGGAAATTTAAAATTGATATGATTTTAAGTTGAAGAACGTTAAATCTTAAAATGCTTGAGAAAGTATTTACCGACTTATATAATTCCAATGTATGGGAGAACGTGGATGGAACTCAAACACGTAGCGGATTAGGGAGTACGTTAGAATATAGTAAATGTATTCGTGACATATTAACGAGTATGCTTACAGCGTATCCTATCAAAAGCATCGTAGATGCATCTTGTGGAGATTGGAATTGGATGTCAACTATTCAATACCGGATAAAGTGTAATTATGTGGGTATTGATGTGGTATCCGAAATTATAGATAGGAATACTAAATTATTTTCAAATGATCGATTTAAGTTCATAAAAACTGATGCATTATCTTATTTACAATCATTGCCGAACAAATCGGTGGATTTACTTATATTTCGGAACACCGCCGAGTATTTGGATGAAACTTACAATCTTGAATTCATTCGTGAAGCTCATAGAGTATGTAAATATTTACTGATGACATCAATAGACACATGTAATGAAAATAAGGATATAGAAAGTATTGGAACTTACCGACCAATTAATTTAAATTTACCCCCTTATTCCGATATGCTGAATACATCGATGGTAGAATCGAAACATGATGGCCCTCTAAAATTCTTCTCCGATGAAATACGTATAATTCTATATCGTTTCGATGAGAAACTTTATTTTCACACAGAAAACATATAACTAAAAATTATGTGGGGTCAGCATCTTGCTATGGATATCGCACGTTGTAATCCGGCTTCGATTCGCTGTCATAACAATATTTATCGGTTCACAAAGGATTTAGTCAAGAAGATTGATATGGTTGCCTATGGCGAACCACAAATTGTGATGTTCGGCACAGGAAACAAAAAGGGATATACTTTAGTACAGCTTATTGAGACGTCTAATATTTGTGCACATTTCGTGGAAGAGACTAACGATATTTATTTGGACGTTTTCAGTTGTAAGACATTTGATCCTCACGTGGTCGCAGGAGTCGTCGCAGACTACTTTAAGCCTGACGATGTGAGTTCGCGTCTTCTCATTCGTCGCGCTCCCGAACTGAAGTGATATACACAATCACATAGTATCTTAAATATATCATGAACAATCTAGAACTACTAAGGGTTTATCATTTTGATAAGAAATGTAGGCTCGGGGCAAATCATGACGGAGGGTATGTTATGGGAGAACTTGAGAATGGATACGATTGCTATATTTCTGCGGGTGTTTCAAATGAAGAAAGTTTTTCAAGAGATTTCATTCATAAATGCGATATGAACGAGTACAATAGTTTTGCATTTGACGGGACAATCGACAGTTATCCGTATAACTACACAAACAAAATCTCGTTCATCCGGAAGAATATTGGAGCAAGTGAAACGGATACACTTACATCTTTATCGCACCTGATGAACACTTACAATAACATATTCCTGAAAATGGACATAGAGGGTGGAGAGTATCCTTGGCTTCTGAGTCTGAATGAATCTCAATTAACTAAATTTAAACAAATTGTAATGGAGTTTCACGGAATAACAAATGATGGATGGGGATGTATTTACGAAGATAAGGTGAAATGTCTAGAGAAGTTATCAAAGACTCACTATATAATACACGCGCATGGGAACAACTTTGGTGCAGTTTCCAATAATATTCCAGATGTAATTGAACTAACATTCGTAAATAAAACATATTTTGACGCTACCCCTAATCTATCAACATGTGCTCTACCTAGTAATTTGGATTTTCCAAATGCTTATTGGCAACCAGATATCAATTTGAATTTCTACCCGTTTGTAAATAATTGAAAAAGTTCTGAAAGATGTTTTTTTATTTACCAATCGTAATCTTCTCCCAAAATACGTTCAGTATCTGTATCATACTCTTCGCAATCTACATATACGATGAACGCAGTATTCAACAAATCCAGGTTTGAACTCATAACTGGATTTGATGAAGAAATACCTATTAACTCACAAAACTCTTCCCACGTCATTCTGTTTTTATCTTCTTAGGTGGAGGAGCGTCTAAAACAAGTTCGTCCTCGATATCACGAGTTCTCTTCATCTCGTTATGCCTTTACTTAGTTCGGTGTATTTAATCCGTTTTCTGATTATTTAAGCGAGCGGATTGTGAACATCTCCTTCTATAAAGCAATCTCCATTCTTGCCTCTCTTAGAGCCGTGTGGGCATGGCTGTTCAACTTTTGTGCTGGGGTTCTCAAAGCGTTCCAGCAGAGGAAGTAGATACATGTATGCTAAATAGTTGGCGACAGCAAACACTACGCCGTGAATGATTGCCTGTTCACGAAGAGCACCTCTTGGGGGGATACTGAAATGAACGCCCGGAACGAGCAACATGAACAGAATGGCTTTCAAAAGAATATTGACCCACATTTATCCTTTACGAAGCTTTTTCCTTGAGAGACATCGGGTCATATGTCGCATGTCCGGTGGGGACGCAATTCTGGTCTTCAGTCATCCGGAACCCGTTCGGGCACTTGGGTCCATAATTCCCGAACTTCTCGCGATACGACCAGTAAATCTTCATGACCGCGGTGGTCGTGAGGGCGAACAGAATTGCGTGAGTCACCAGGACAGTCGCACGACTTCCTCCAGCCGGAAGACGTCCGATGACGCCAGGAACGAACGCGGCAAACAGGAGGGCTGCAAGAATGCTAGAAATAAGGTCCATTTATTATTTCATGTAGGTTTTCTTTACCCAGTTTCGGTCCGCCATAAACTTCTTGCTGCGTCCCTTGGATG